ACTGTCGTGCTGATTGCCGTCCACACTGTCGTGAATACGCTGCTGACCGCGTTCCATACTGTCGTGATAATATTCTGGATCGTCTGCAATGTCGTCTGTATCTTCGTGCTGATCGTGTTCCAGACATTCGACACTGTCGTGCTGATTGCCGTCCACACTGTCGTGAATACGCTGCTGACCGCGTTCCATACTGTCGTGATAATATTCTGTACAAACGTGATTGCTGTCTGTATCTTTGTACTGATTGCATCCCAGATTGAAATAATTGTTTCTTTGCAGTTCTCCCAAATGAATCGGAACGGAACTGTCAGGATTTCAAAAGCTGCGCTGAAAAATTCTGCAATCGCCATGATCACAACTGTGATTACATTCTTGATCGTTTCAAAGACTGTTGATACAAAGTCCCTGATTGTCGTGAATATATTGCTGAAGGTGTTCCAGATGCCTGTCAGTACATCTGAAATTGTCGTACTGATCGCTGTCCACACTGTCGTGACTGTGTTCACTATTCCGTCAAGTATGCCAGAAAAGAACGATACAATGCCATTCCAGATGTTTTCAAAGGTTGTCTTGATACTGTTCCACACTTCGTCCCATGACGTTCCAAACAAGCCCAGAAATGCGTCAACAACGCCTTTGATTGTGTTCAGAATGTTGCCGATATATTCCTTCAGCCCATTCCACACGCTTTCAAATATGCTTTTCACTGCGTCCCAACATCCCTGCCAGTCGCCTGTGAATAATGACACGAAGAAGTCGAACACGCCTGTGATTACATTCAGCGTTGTTTCAATGAAGATTGCAATATTATTGAACACTCCTTCGATGATCGGTGCTAATACATTGCAGAAGCCTTCCCAGATTGCCTTGACCACTTCCCCGAAGTTTTCGAAATCGAAGCCCAGTGAATTGAGTTTGTCAGTTATGTGCTGCCCGAACTCTGTGAACACCGACTTGATCCTGTTCCAGATTTCCGTGATCTTGTTTCTGAAGTCTTCATTCGTCTTCCACAGTGTCACAACGACTGCTGTGATCCCTGCGATTGCTGCTATTGCAATTCCGACTGGCGATGTGATCGCTGTAAGTGCGCCTTTTAATACAGACATGCCGCCTGTTGCGCCGCCTGCTGTTGTTCCCATTTCAGCCAGCTTTCCGACAACTTTTCCGATTCCTTTTGACACTGTTCCTGATGCTTCAATCAGTTTTCCGACTGTTATCAGCAAAGGTCCGATTGCAGCCACAACGCCTGCAATCTTCAGGATCGTTTCTTGCTGCTGCGGAGTTAATGCTGCAAACTTGTCTGCAAGTTCTCCAATCTTTGCTGCTGCCTTTTCCATGAATGGAAGCAATGTATTTCCCACAGTTATTCCAATATCTTCCAGCTTTGACTTCAGCTGTGTCAGTCTTCCTATAAAATTGTCCTGCATTGTTGCCGCCATGTCGGATGCAGTGCCGTCACACTTCTGTAATGCTTCAGCGTAATCACTGAAAGACATTCCGCTTGCGATTGCTTCATCTGACAAGCCAGACATAATCGTCTGCAATGCAGAAAACTGGTTCGTTCCTGCGATTGTCTTTGCAAGGTTTGCTTGCTGTTCGTCTGTCAGGTTATTCCATACGCCGCGCACTCCTGTCAGTATGCTTGACAGGCTGTTCATGTTGCCCTGTGCATCGTACACTTCAACGCCATACTTCGCCAGTTCGGTTGCGCAACCTTTTGTATCGGTTGCAAGTCTTGTCATAATAGCGTTCAGGGCTGTTCCTGCTTCGCCGCCTTTTACACCAGCGTTCGCCATTGTCATCAAGACTGCTGTTGTTTCTTCCACCGAATATCCCATTGAAGCAGCTGTCGCAGCGCAGTTTTTATATGCTTCTCCAAGTGCTTCGGTTGTTGTGTTTGAATGGCTCATTGCATATGCCATTTCATCTGCGAATTTTCCTGCGTCCTTTGCCGATAGTCCGAATGCTGTCAGATAGTCTGTGACAATGTCTGACGCTGTTCCCAAGTCCATCGCGGATGCTGCTGCCAGATTCAGGATGCCGCCAATACCTTCCAGCATGTCATCCGTTTTCCAGCCTGCAAGTGCCATGTACTCAAACGCTTCGCCTGCTTCGGTTGCTGAATACTTTGTATCACGCCCCCACTGACGCGCTGATTCTGTCAGCCTGTCTGTGTCCTCTGCTGTTGCTCCGCTGATTGCCTGCACTTTTGACATTTGCTGTTCAAAGTTTGCTGCAACTGTTACTGATGCCGCTGCCACGCCGCCGATCGCGGTTGTGACCTTCATCATGTGCTGTCCTGCTGTCTGCACTGCCTGTCCGACTTTTCCAGCCTTTTCCGCGTATTCATCGAACTTCTGGCGTGCAAGTTCCGCATTGACATCACGAAGCTGCACTTCCATGTTCGCAAGGTCAGCTTCAGCCTGTGTGACTGCTGCGCCCTGTTTCTTCACTGCCGCTTCGTATTTCGTTGTTTGCGCTTCTGTTGTTGCCAGCTGTTTTTCCGCTTTGTCCAGCTCTGTTTTTAATTTCTTTGTTTCCTCTGAATTTTCGCCAGTCGCTTCCTTGCTTTCCTCATAGGCTCTTGACAGTTCTGCGACTTTTGTCTTCAGTTCTTCGCTTTTTTTCTTGTTGTTGTCCAGTCGTGTTGTCAGCGTTTCATAATGTGTTTTACAATCCGCGACTTTTGTCTTCTGGACATCCATTTTCTGTGTAAGTTCGCTGATCTTCGCCTTTAACGCGTCAGATTTCGTGCCGTACAGTTTGGCATTCGCAGCAGCAAGACTGTACTGTGACGACAGTTCTTTCATGCTTGCGACCGCCGCTTTCATAGCCGACTGATATTCTGACATTGAAGCACCGATCTTGATTGATGCCTGCGCCATATATGCACGTTCCTTTCATCACTTTTCGTTGATGGTCTTGATCTCGAACGCCACATGATCCAAAAGGCTCATAATATCCGACTTCATTACATTTGAAAGTGAATCGTTCAGCCCTTTTATACACAGCTTGACAACCCTGTCCACATTGTCGCGGCACACTTTCCAAATGTTTTCATCGTCCAGCTGCTTTTCCGCTTCGTTGTAGCCGTTTTCTTCGTCATAATCATCGAATGCTGACTTCTCCTGTTCGACTTCATCTGGTCTGTTTGGGTTTAGTTCAAGGAACTTCGGTGTGATGATGTCCTGCATCACAAAATGAATCATTTTTGCTGTTGCTAGCTGTTCTGCGACATCTGCCTTCAGCACTTCTCTTTCAGATATACCGAAGATCATTTTCATAATTGCTGCATTGAATTGAAATGCAGATGAAACATCATCGCCGTTGTTCTTTTCCATAAGTTCTGTATATGCTCTGTACTTTTCAACCGACACTGACGCGCATATATATTCTTTTTCATCGCACGTCAGCGTCAGTTCGGGTATTATTTGCCACTTGTAAAATTTTTTTGTAGCTTCTCAACCTTTCCGTTGACTTCATCGCCAAGCGATTCTTCGATCAGTGCAAATTCCATGATGATTGCTGCAACTCCCAGCCCTGTTTCCTTGTCCTTCAACTCGTCAACAGTGAACTGATTGCCGTAAACCATGCAAATGCAGTCCAGCATCTTTCGGAACTGTTCTGCGGTATAAAGTCCGCTTTTCTTTTCAGTTCCCATGATGTCGTCCCTGACTTCCAAATATTCCATATAGGTGTCAACGTCCATCTTTGGCATTTCATATTCTTTGCCGTTTATAATTAGTTTTCTTTTCATTGTGTTTGCCCTCCTATTGTTCTTTTACGCTGCTTCTGTTGGCTCTTGTACTTTTCCGAACCAGTTTTTGATCGCTGCTGCTGCGTCCGTGTGTTCTGCCAGAAGGTTGCTTTCGTCAACCTGTGTTTCAAAGTTTCCGTCACATGCGCGTTCATAGAAGCTTCCCTTTAGTGTTGCTGTCTGTGTTGTGACTTTATCTTCCTGTGTCTGGTAGTTGTCGTCATATCCCTGTCCGAATGTTCCGACATAAAGCCATACAAATTCATATTTGCCATTCAGCTTCTTTGCTCTATATCCGACAGCGACTTCAGGTGCTTTGTCGTCCTTGTTTTTTACAAGCCAGCCTTTTTCGTATAAGTGACCGAATAACATTGCTTTGTCCTGCGGTGCAAGGGAATTGACTTCAAACTCCACATCTGTTCCTTCGTAGGTTTCAACTGTGTCCTCCACTCCGTCATCGCTGTAAATCTTTTCAACGCTGAACTTGTCAGACACTTTTCCCGAAATAGCACGCGCAAGTTTGACTGGTGTGCCTGCTGCATATGCTGTCGCATCGTTCTGTGTTACTGGTGCGACATAGATGTCGCGAAATGACTTTGTTCTCGATCTGATGATCTGCTTTCCTGCTTCA